TAACGCAGTGCCATCATCATGAGGGCGCTTATGTTGATGAGGGCATAGAAGAGTCCGACATCTACAAATACGCAGTCGGAGCTTATAAAAAAAGCAACGGTAGTCATCTATTCGAAAGCTTTAAAGAGATGACTGATGCTGTTAAAAGCGCATACGAAGAGCACGGTGGAAATGATGTTTGCCCGCTGTGCTTTAAACGCGTGGACGACTAACTCATTGGCCTCTTCGGAGGCCTTTCTCTTGCGTTGATTTTGTTGAATCAACCGTCCATACTATCTGTACTGACGGCCTGAACACCCGTCAGTGACTTCTGCGCATTTAAGGGGACTTAAATGCGACCACAATCTGAACTCCTCACCTTGTCACAGATGCAGAAATGCACCTGCGATTTTCTGCATTCTGCGGCTTCCGTTAAGGAGGCCGTATGAACCTGCCAGCAGACGGCATCAAACTTCACCGTGGCAACTTCGCCGCTATCGGGCAGCAGATTCAGCCGCTGCTGGATGCCGGTCAGTGCTTCCGCCTTCAGGTTAAGCCATGGCGAGAGAAGCGCAGCCTGTCGCAGAACGCTCTCAGCCACATGTGGTACACGGAAATCAGCGAATACCTAATCGCCCGCGGCAAGACCTTCGCTACGCCTGAGTGGGTCAAAGACGCGATGAAGCACACCTATCTCGGCTACGAAAGCAAAGACCGTGTAGACGTCGTATCCGGCGAGGTCACCACCGTCCAATCCCTCCGCCATTCGTCAGAGCTGGAAACCGGCGAGATGTACATTTTCCTGTGCAAAGTCGAAGCCTGGGCAATGAATATAGGCTGTCACCTGACCATTCCGCAGAGCTGTGAATACCAGCAACTGCGCGATAAGCAGGAGGCCTGATGTCTACTCCACTTTCCCGCGTCATCACAAACGAAATCTTTCGCGTTCCGGCGCGCCGCAAGCGTAAGCCCGCGGTTAAGCCGTCCGACATCCCGACCTTAAAAGACTACACCGCCCGCCTGGTGGATCAGAAATGGCTGCGTCTCGCGGCGAGGAGAAAATCTGCATGAGCATGTATCAACGCATTAATGGCGCTGACTGGCGCAATATCTTCGTCGTGGGCGATCTGCATGGGTGCTACACGCTGCTGATGAGTGAGCTCGAAAAAGCTTCGTTCGACCCGGCGCGTGATTTGCTGATCTCGGTTGGAGACCTGGTTGACCGCGGCGCGGAAAGCGTCGAGTGCCTGGAACTGATTACTATGCCGTGGTTCCGGGCTGTGCGCGGAAACCATGAGCAGATGATGATTGATGGCCTTTCGGAGTTTGGAAACGTCGTTCACTGGTTGGCAAATGGTGGCGGATGGTTCTTCAATCTCGACTATGACAAAGAGGTGCTGGCTAAGGCTTTGGTCCACAAAACGGCTGATCTGCCACTCGTCATCGAACTGGTTACCGGCGATAAGAAGGTCGTCATATGCCACGCTGACTATCCGCACAACGAATACGCATTCGATAAGCCAGTACCAGAAGAAATGGTGATCTGGAACCGCGAGCGGGTTAGCGACGCTCTGGACGGCATTGTATCGCTGATAGCCGGTGCTGATCTGTTTATCTTCGGACACACTCCAGCTCGCCAGCCCCTGAAGTATGCCAACCAGATGTACATCGATACCGGTGCCGTGTTCTGCGGAAACCTCACACTGGTACAGGTTCAAGGTGGTTCCCATGCGTAAACCATCACGCCGCAAGTGCAAAGTATGCGGTGAATACTTCGTGCCGAAATTCCACGACATCCGGATCCGCTGGTGCTGCCCGGAGCACGGCGCAATCCTCGCGATGGAAGAACGCGAGAAGGAGAAGGTGAAAGCCGCCGCTAAGCGAATCAAGGAGCAGAAAGATGCAGAGAAGGCCGGGCGCAAACGCCGCAAGGAACGCCTGGCAGAGCTACGGCCTGCCGGGTACTACAAGGCCCAGGCTCAGCAGGCATTCAACGCCTACATCCGTGCGCGTGATGCTGATTTGCCATGCATCAGCTGCGGAGAGACCAATCCACCCGATCTGCATGGCGGCCAGTGGGACTGCGGCCACTTCAAAACGGTCGGTGCCAACCCTGAGCTGCGCTTTGAAGAACGCAACGCCCATAAGCAGTGCAAATCCTGTAATGCCGGAGCTGGCAAGTACACCGCCAAAGAGGCGACCGTGGCGCAGCAATACGAAGCTGGCCTGGTCGCTCGTTACGGTCAGGAATACGTCGACTGGCTCAACGGTCCCCACGAAATGACCAACTACCGCCGGGAAGACTTCATCCGGATCCGCGATGAGTACCGCGCCAAGCTCAAAGCACTGAAACAGCGGGAGGCAGCGTGAAGACATTCACTCCAGTTGAAGCGAGAAAGTTCGTTGCCAGCACCTGGTATGAAACGGCACAGCTTTCGAAAAGAGAAAGGCTGTATGCGAAAGCTCGCGAACTGATAAGCGGCGATCGAGCGGAAATTATCTGCCAGACAGATAACCCTGAATACAGAAAGTCAGCACGGGAGTGGTGGAATCATGACCAGAGCTGATTTCGAAAAGTACCAGGCAGAAAGCGTTAAGCGTGCCAGTCTGCCGCCAGTAGCAAAGCACAGCCATACCAAACCCAACCAGCCACAGAAGGAAGCCGCGCAATGAGAAAGCTCACACCAATTTACACCATGGTTAACTTTGTCGATGACGCCCATTTCCGGCGTGTCTGGAAGCATCCTAAGAAGACCATCACAACCAAGCAACGAGCCTGGGTGCAGTACATGATGTCAGTGTGGGGCAGAATTAATCGCGGCGATGACTCACCAGCTGGCGCTGTTAACGTTATTGGCCGCCTGATGATCCGGACTCAATGGAATCCTGATATGGGTGGACACATCGAGAGAATGGTCAACTGGCTTTATAGCGAAGAGGGGGGGGCGCTGAGAGGTGAGGAACTCTATAAGAAAGCTCGCGAACTGGTCATCCCTCAATCCTCTACCAGCAACATCATCGCTCTCGCCAAAGAATCAGATGATGCAGCGTTCGTTGAAAAGGTGGTGGTCAAGTTATTCCACCGTGAAAGCCCAGTCCGCGATTACGCCATTAAACGATACTGCGAACGCAACTGCACGCAAGATATCGCCAGGAAGATGCACCTGATCACCGGATTAGATATCCAGGCTTGCCGCCGCCGGGTTGTCTGGTGCGAAAACGTGCTCGATTCAGAAATCTTTTATGCAATGAAGCGAGAAATGGAGAATGAGATTCCTCTAATTGCTGTCTAATTAAAAAATATTTCTCAAAAAAACTTGATTTCGCGAAATAGGAGTGTATATTTTCAGGTATGCTCGGACGTCAAAGGCGAAAGAGCGGGGTGGTGAGATAACAGAGGCGGTGCTCACCATCGTTCCCGCCTAGTTGGTAAAACCACGTGATTGCGTGACTACTCCAACCATCGCAGGCTGAGAGGTCTGCTGACACTACGGAAAGACGTGTAGGCTAGCTGAGATAAGCCGTTATGAGGACTTGGGATGCGTCAAGTCGGAGGCTCAGCCATAGAACCGCATTTAAACATCAAGCCCAGCCCCGTTCGCAGACAATTGTTAATATCTGCATAACGGCTCTGGGCTTTTTATTTGCCTGTAGCTCAGAGGAAAGAGCAACCGCCTTCTAAGCGGTTGGTCGCTGGTTCGAATCCAGCCAGGCGAGCCAAACCCAGCCAGGGTATTTACGGCCAGAGAGCCGACATTGCCTTACCCTCATCTTCCTGGCTTGTCGCCAGGTTTTTTATTCCAGGCTCCGGGAACCATCCTCGACATGCCTTCTTGTTAAATCGTCCCGAGGGCCTGAACCAACTACACACGGAATAAATATGTCTGAGACCTTCACTATCGTAGGCGTTGGTCTTACATCGTCATCAGTCGGTGTAACCTTTGCCACGCTGTTTCCGGAGGCGACTCCAGCAGTGATGCTCGGATCACTCGCCGGAACTGCGCTATACGTTCTGACCTCAGATCCCCATCAACTCTGGAAGCAGGCTATCTTTGCGCTGATATCGTTTATCAGTGGCGTGTTCTTCTCCGTTCCCATGGCGAAAATCATGGCCGGAATCATCAACACGCCGTTAAGCCTGATGAAGCCACCGGCCAGCATTGAGGTATCGCCAGCTGTCGGTGCAATTGTCACTGCTTCCATTTCCGTGGCAGTCCTGCTGCGTATTCTCCGCAAATCCAAAAGCGGGAAGATGCCGGGGCTGGGGGAGGAAGATAAATGACATGGCAGCTTCTCCTGATGGATGCAAACGCCATAGTTTGCCTGTTAATCATGGTCAGGCTGATGTTTTTCCGGAAAGAGGGGAAGCGTCATCGCCTGAGTGTCGCGGTGCTGGCCTATCTGGTCATCCTTGCCGCCGGATTCAATGCCTTCAACATTCTGCTCGGCCACTACGTTCAGGTTAATCTCGGCGACCTGCTGCTTAACTCCGTCATCTGCATGGCGGTGTGGCTGGCGCGCGGGAACCTGGCGAAGGTCGTTATAACGGAGTAGTCCATGCAAACCAGCGAAAAGGGCATTGCCCTGATCAAAGAGTTCGAAGGCTGCAAGCTCACCGCCTACCGGGACAGCGTCGGCGTCTGGACGATCGGCTATGGCTGGACTCAGCCTGTCGACGGTAAACCGATCCGTGCCGGGATGACTATCAAGCAGGAAACGGCAGAGCGTCTTCTGAAGACTGGGCTGGTCAGCTACGAAAGCGACGTGTCTCGCTTGGTTAAAGTGGGCCTGACTCAGGGGCAATTCGACGCCCTGGTGTCGTTCACGTATAACCTCGGCGCCCGGTCCTTATCGACATCGACTCTCCTGCGAAAACTCAACGCCGGTGATTACGCTGGCGCTGCCGATGAGTTCCTGCGCTGGAACAAAGCTGGAGGCAAAGTCCTGAATGGCCTGACCCGTCGGCGTGAGGCGGAGCGCGCTCTGTTTCTGTCGTGATTGGTGCACTGGTCAAACGTTACTGGTTGCAGTTGCTGGTGGTGGCGGTAATCGGCATGCTGGCGCTCTTCGTTAACCACTACCGCGACAACGCCATCACCTACAAAGACCAGCGCGACAAGGCGACGGTCAGGGCAGACACATCGGAGGCTATCACCAGCAACGTGATAACCACGATGAACCTCATCCGTGACATCTCACAGGCTACCCAGAATGCAAAGAACGAACTGGCAAAAAAAGGCGAGACGCGCATTGTCTACATCAGGCAGGCGCTTGAAGGCGATCCGTGCGCTAACCAGCTTGTTCCTTCTTCCGCTGCTGACAGCCTGCGGGAATACGCAGACAGTTTACGTTCCGGCCCCGGTG